TGATTAAACACATATGCAAACACTGCTTGAATACACAGTACATATCAGACAAGCTGAGACAGTTAGCATCACGCATGTACTGTTATGTCTGCGGTAATGCTATTGAGAAGCTAAAAGACAAGGATGCTGAGACACCTCAGTATCTGTCAGGAAAAGGAGATTGACCATGATAATTAGTATATTAGTAGTACATGCAGTATTTTTACTGTGGATGGTGTCCTAGTGGATATTATCTTAGGAGTAGTTATCTTTATTGTGTTGGCAGTGTTTACTTTGTGACACTACCGTGATATAAGATAAGAACAGTTACCGATTTTTGTGTTATTTAACACGTTTTTACATAGGAGGCTCAACATGCCATTAGATATGATAACAAATACAATCACAGCCGATGAGTTACTACCAGAGAACCTTAACTTTGGTATCTCATTTGAGACAACTAAGTTCAACAAGAAGAAGTATGTAATTAACGAGGCTACAGGTGAGTACCTTGGTGTCGTAGGTGCAGATTTTACGTGCGCTGACCACCGTACATTCTTTACGGACATCTATAACAATACAACTGAGAAGTTAGGTGCAGACCAGTGTGCAGATATGAAGATTAACTTCAGTACAGCGCATAACAATGCATGGGCGTTGATGGACATGACCCTGCCTAACGTCAAAGCTAAGATTACTACACCAAAGCACGAGACAGAGGTGGCACAGCGTATCATTGCACTACATGGTATTGATGGTACAGCCAGTAACACTGTATTCTACGGTGCTATCGACTTCTTCTGCACTAACGGTATGGTCAGAGGTGAACATGATAAGGTACGCCGCAAGAATAGTTCAGGGTTCAGCATGGACAACTTCATTCACAGTCTTGATAAGTCTAAGAAGGATTTCTATGAACAGTCTGAGCGTCTACAGTCATGGGCAGACAAAAGCCTAGAGGCCGTTAACGTGAAAGATAAGCTGGATACTATCCTGCAATCCGACACAAAAGCAGAGAAGATGTTTACCCTATACAACCAAGAGGTGAGTGTACGTGGACGCAACGTCTTCTCGCTGTATAGCGCATTTACTAACTATGCAACCTATGCGGATGAACGTAATGGTTTCACTATGCGTAACACTGGCTTTGATACAGAAGCTAAGACAATGTTCAGTCGTGAACACGAGGTGTCTAAGTGGATTGCAACACCTACGTTTAAGCAGTTAGTTGCGGCATAATGTCACTACATGAATTAGTAGATGATTACTATTCTTCCTATGATTACAGGAACTTACGTGATGAAACTAAAGTACAGTATAAGTATTTTATTGGCGTAATGTTAAACACAGAGGTGGACGGTGACAAGCTGTCCACACTCGACTATAAAAGTGTACCGACACGGGTAGCTAAATCTGCATACAACCAATGGTGTGAAAAGGGTATTCACATGGCTAATCACATTATGTCAGTTACACGCATATTATTTAATCATGGTGTGCGAGAAGAGTTGTGTCAGCTTAATCCTTTCGCTAACGTGCGTAGGAGAACCGTAGAGAGACGTAAGACTGTTTGGGGTAGGGAAGATGTACAGAAGCTACTGACGGTAGCCTACAGCGATTTTAGCACCCGTAACATAGGTCTTATCGCTCACATGGCATATGAATGGTGCCAACGTCTGGGTGATATGCGGATGCTTACATGGGATAACATAGACTTTGATACACATACAGTACACATCGAACAGTCTAAGCGTCATGCAGATGTACACCTACCTATATCAGATGATTTGTTTGGTATGTTACAACAACAAGAGGCAGACTTTGGCTTTCAACCGTATGTCGCACCCCGCCCTAATTCATACAGGGGTGAATACATACCGTACTCATTACACAAGTTACCTCTGCATGGCAGAGAATTGATGAATGCTGCGGGATTACCTAAAGAGTTACGTTTGTCAGACCTAAGACGCACAGGTGTTACAGAAATGGTTGAGGCAGGTGTCGGAATGCCAGCAATAATGTCGGTTACAGGACATGCTTCACCTAACTCTGTTAAGCCTTATTTAAAAAATACTTTAAAAAGTGCAGAATTGGCCTTGACGACTAGACGAAATACATGATATAAGCATACAACTGCCGCAACGAAAGTGATACATATAAGTGTTATTATATATAATATTATATACATATAATAATACACTTACAGTGAGAGGAATACACATATGAGATTTAACCCTAATGATTATGACATACCTGTAGGACATACAAAGCGTATGAACTGCCCACTATGTAAATCTAAGAATACATTCTCTGTGACTAATAACATGGGCAGTCTCGTATGGAATTGCTATAAGGCTTCTTGTACAGAGAGTGGTGGCACTCGTGTCATGTTAACTGTAGAAGATATCAAGAAGAACTTTCGTGGGGGTACACAAGCAGTAGAAGAAGACTTTGTGCTACCTGAGTACATCATACCTCATCAAGGACACTCAGCGGTGCTTAAATGGGCATCTAGGTGGGGTTTAGATGCAGATGAACTAGACCTCATGTACGATGTCAAAGAAGATAGGGTGGTATTCCCTGTGATACATGATGGTGTTATGGTAGATGCTACGGGACGTTCACTAGGTAAGCTACTACCTAAATGGAAAAGGTATGGAAAAAATGGCTTGCCCTACATTCATGGTTATGGTAGGGTGGCAGTGTTAGTAGAGGATTGCGTTTCAGCCGCTGTTGTTGGTTCAGCGTCCTTTGTCGGGGTTGCGCTTTTGGGAACATCTCTCGCCCAATCGCACAAAAGTTTTGTCTCGCAATTCTCTACTGCCATCATTGCTTTAGACCCAGACGCACTACCTAAAGCATTGTCAATGGCAAAAGAACTGAGAGGGTATGTGTCAGATGTGAAAGTATTGAGGCTGACAGACGATTTAAAATACCGTAAGGAAATAGACTTAACCAACTTAACCAATATGATTTAGGAGAATACATATGGAATTATCATTAATACGAAGTTTGATGGACAAGGAGTTCTATACTGAACACCGTGGCGCACGTTGCCCTGACAGATTGTTCAGTGCTGATGTGCGTAAGATTAAGACAGCTATTGATACAGCTATGGATAGGTATGAGCGTAGCGTGACACCAGATGAGATTGAAGCATTGTTCTTATCTAATAATCCGACTATGACTACAGCGCAGAAGCAAGCCTACTCAGCATTGTTCAATACCATTAAGAAAGAAACACCTATGGGTAGTGACATCGCACAAGAGGTGCTGTCTAAACTATTCCAGCAAGTAGTGGGTGAAGACATTGCCAACTTAGGCTTTGACTATGTGAATGGTGACAAGACTAACCTTGAGCCTTTACGTAATATACTTGAACAGTACGGGGATGACTTCACACCTAATCTAAGTATTGAGTGGGATGACATCGACATGGAGACACTGCTTGAGCGTAATGACCTTGAGGCACGTTGGACATTCAACATTGCCAGCCTTACACGTAAGGTTGAGGGTGTTAATGCAGGTCACTTGATTGAGATTGGTGCCAGACCTAATACAGGTAAGACATCCTTCCATGCCTCTCTCATAGCGTCACCAAATGGCTTTGCTTCACAAGGTGCTAACTGCATCATCCTCTGTAATGAGGAAGGTTATCACCGTGTGGGTGCCAGATACCTGACAGCGGCTACTGGTATGACTATGCAGGAAGTTAAAGCTAACCCATCTAAGGCACGTGACTTGTATGCACCTGTTAAGGAACGTATCAAGATTAAAGATGCTACAGGCCGTGACATGGCATGGGTTGAGTCTGTGTGTAAGGCATACAAGCCTGATGTAGTACTACTGGACATGGGTGATAAGTTTGCCAAGGGTGGCTATGCTAGACAAGATGAGTCACTAAAGGCTAACGCAGTACACGCCAGACAGATTGCTAAACAGCATGAGTGTGCTGTGTTCTACATGTCTCAGCTATCAGCAGAGGCAGAGGGTAAGGTTCTACTGAACCAGTCTATGATGGAAGGCTCACGTACAGGTAAGGCGGCAGAAGCTGACCTCATGGTACTGATTGCTAAGAACCCTGTTGTCGATGGTGCAGAAGAAGAAGATACACAACGTCACTTGAACGTGGTGAAAAACAAATTGTCTGGATGGCATGGTGTTGTACACTGTGAACTAGACTACAAGACAGCGAGGTATACCGCATGAAGTTAGTTCTTGACGTAGAGAATACAACAGTTACAAGGAACGGTAAGCTACACCTTGACCCATTTGAGCCAGAGAACTCATTGACTATGGTGGGTATGCTAGATGACCAAGGTAATGAATGTCTACTTACGTTTGACCACAGTGAAGTTGAGGCAGACAAAGACGGACACACTACAGTGCAGGAGTGGTTAGACAGGACTACTGTGCTAATATGCCATAACACATCTCACGACTTGATGTGGCTATGGGAATCAGGCTTTACATATGATGGCCCTGTCTTTGACACTATGCTGGCAGAGTATGTATTGCAGCGTGGTGTTAAGGAACCACTATCTCTTGAGGCTTGTGCTGAACGGTATGAGTTAGACACTAAGAAGCAGGACACACTGAAGGAGTATTTCAAGAAGGGCTATACCACTCGTGAGATACCACATGCTGAGTTATCTGAGTATCTTAGTGCTGACCTACATGCTACACAGCAACTAACTGATAAACTGATAATACGTCTAAATACACAAGAGAGTGCATCACTTATGAATACTGTTGTTCTAACTAATGAAGTAGCAGTATGTCTGGCACGTATCTACCAGCGTGGGTTTGCTGTTGATATATCTAAGTTAGATGAAGTGCGTAGTGAGTTTGAGAATGAGCGTGATGTCCTTGTGAAGGAACTGCAGTCACAAGTACGTAAGGTAATGGGTGATACCCCTATCAATCTCAACAGCCCTGAACAGTTGTCATGGGTTATCTATGGTCGTAAGGTTACGGATAAGCCTGAATGGTCAAGTAAGATTGACCCTTATATGAATGATGGTGAGTTTAGAAGTATGATGCTACAGGGTACAGAAAGGCTATATCGCACCAAAGCAAAGCAGTGTACGGATTGTAGTGGCACTGGTTATATACGTAAGACTAAGATTAATGGGGAACCATTTGCTAAACCAAGTAGATGTAATGTTTGTCACACAGCAGGGTATTTGTTTATACCAACAGATACATTGGCTGGGTTCAAGTTCAAGCCACCGTCTGCTAAGTGGTTGAGTGCAAATGGTTTTTCTACAAGCAAGGGCAACCTTGAACTACTTGAAGGTGCGGCTAAGTCTAAGGGTATGGACGATGCTGTAACTTTCTTATCTAAGGTTAGGCGACTTAATGCTGTTGATGTGTACCTCTCATCTTTCGTGGAAGGCATACGCAACTTCACTAAGCAGGATGGCAAGTTACATGTGCAACTACTACAACACCGCACTGCAACTGGTCGCTTCTCAGGTGCTAATCCTAACATGCAGAACATGCCTCGTGGCGGCACGTTTCCTGTAAAGAAAGTATTCGTGTCACGATGGGATGGTGGTAAGGTTCTTGAGGCTGACATGGCACAGCTAGAGTTTCGTACTGCCGCATTTTTATCACAAGATGGAGTTGCAATTGAAGAAGTATCTACTGGGTTTGATGTACACTCATACACCGCTAAAGTTATTACCGATGCTGGTCAGCCTACGAGTAGACAGGATGCGAAGGCGCACACTTTTGCCCCGCTTTATGGGGCGACAGGGTACGGAAGAACACCTGCAGAAGCGGCGTACTACCAACACTTTACAGACAAGTACAAGGGAGTCGCAGCTTGGCATTCCAGACTGGCTAAAGAAGCTATAGAGACACACAAGATTACAACACCTAGTGGGCGTGAGTTCTCATTCCCTGACGTTGTTCGTAAAGCTAGTGGTCGTGTGTCTTTCTTTACTCAGATAAAGAATTACCCTGTGCAATCATTCGCTACAGCAGACATCGTACCTATTGCATTGTTGCATGTAGATAGCTTGCTAAAGGGTATGCAGTCGTGTATAGTAAATTCTGTTCACGACAGTATCGTTATTGATGTACATCCTGATGAAGAAGTACAGGTTATCAAAGTCATAGACGATACTAATAAAGTGCTAAATGAATTAATCACGTTACGCTGGGGTATAGACTTTAATGTACCCCTATTATTAGAGTCAAAAATAGGTGATAATTGGCTTGACACAAAGGACGTAGCGTGATATAACTACCAACCATTCGACAAATAATGAAGGAGTTCAAACATGACAGACTTAACTACTATGGATACCAATAACTATGCTGCAATGGCTAAACTTATGGGTGTCGCTAATGAAAAGCCCTCATCAGGGGGCAACAGTTTGGCACGATTACGTATTAGCCATGCACCTATTATGGGTTCAGCAGAGGTGAACGGTAAGAAGGTCAATGTAGAAGTTGTAGAAGGTGGCGCATACAAACTGGAAATACCAGATGGCCCTACTTATTACGCTTCATCCATCCAAGTTAGAACCTTTATGCAACGCTTCATGTATAAGCGTTATGTACAGGGTGCTAATGGTGCACCTAATCGGTTCATTAAATCACTAATGACTGATGATGCTAAGATGGAATATGACTTGAAAGATAATGATGGTGGCTTCAACTGTGGTAAACCCGCTGGCTACATCAAAGACTTCAAGGCATTACCAGAGAAGACACAAGCACTGCTTAAAGCTATTAAGCGTGTACGTGCTATCTTCGGTGAAGTCACGATGATTAACCCAACTAATGAAAAAGGTGAGTCAGTAGATGTACCGACTACATCATTCATCTGGGAAGTTGATAATCGTGATGCATACAAAGAGATGGGTACATGCTACGCTACGTTAGCTAAGATGCAACGCTTACCTACTCAGCACATGGTTACACTTACAAGTGATGAGCGTAAGATACCTACGGGTGCTTCTTACTTTGTTCCTGTGTCTTCGGTTAACTTAGCTGAGTCACTAGACATGACTAAGGATGACCAGTCTTTGTTCTCTGACTTTGTGTCTTGGGTTGACAACTACAACAACTACGTTCTTAAATCATGGACGGATAAAGCAGTAGACAAGATGGATGATGATGACATTGACGTAATAGATGACATCGTTGACATCGAAATTGAAGACGAGGTAGCATAATGAATCACCCTGCTGAACTGGCGTTGCATCAATACATGACGGATGCAGTTAACGGTAAGTCTACGATGGCTGAAGATACTATTAATCAAGTAGCTTTAGATGTTGCAGATGCACTGTCACGCCAGTTCGGTAAGGGGAAATCACGAGACGGTTTCCGGTTACGTATGTCAAATCTTGGTCGGCCTAGTTGCCAGCTATGGTATGACAAGAACAAGCCGGAAGTCGCTCTTCCCTTACCGACTACTTTTATGATGAACATGATGCTTGGCGATATCGTTGAGGCAGTGTTTAAAGGTTTGATGAAAGAGGCAGGAGTAAATTATGAAGATGGTGAACACGTTACTTTGGAACTGGATGATGGCACATCCATTAATGGAACATACGATATTGTTGTTGACGGTGCTGTTGACGATGTTAAGTCAGCATCTAACTGGTCTTACACAAATAAGTTTGAGTCCTATGATACACTAGCTAAAGGCGACAGCTTTGGTTATGTATCTCAGCTTGCTGGTTATGCGAAAGCATCAGGCAAGAAAGTAGGTGGCTGGTGGGTAGTGAACAAGGCTAATGGTGCGTTCAAGTATGTACCTGCAAACAACCTTGACTTAGATACTGAGATAGCTAAGATACAGAAGACAGTAGAAACAGTAGATAACAATAAGTTTGAACGCTGTTTTGAGCCTGTACCTGAAACCTTTAGAGGTAAAGAGACAGGAAACAAAGTACTGAATAATGGCTGTAAGTTCTGTGCATACAGATTTGATTGTTGGGATAATCTTACTGAACAACCTGCTGTAATGTCTAAGGCTAAAGTACCGCCTGTTACTGCATATATCGGAGAAGTAATTGAACCATAAGGCAACAAGAGCCGCTAAGAAGTATGGGTATCGTAGCGGGTTAGAACACAAACTCTCTGTCTATCTTGATGAGCGTAAGATAAATTACGAATATGAGACGATAAAGATTGAGTGGGAAGACCTAGCATACCGTACCTATACTCCTGACTTTGTGTTAGATAATGGTATTATTATTGAGACAAAGGGACGGTTCATGGCAGCAGACAGGCGCAAGCATCTGGCTATCAAAAAGCAACATCCTAATCTCGACATCCGCTTTGTATTCACAAACAGTAGGGCTAAGTTAAGTAAGGGTGCCAAGTCTACATATGCAGAATGGTGTATTAAACATGACTTTAGGTATTATGACCGCATCATTCCAGAGGACTGGCTTAAAGAAAAAGGCAAGAATAAACACAGTAAGTTTATTAAGTTCTCTGAAACAAAAGTAAAAAGGAGTTAAGTATGGATATTAAACAGATGCTAGAACATGTACAAGAGGAAGACTTTATTATACGAGTTCGTCCATCAGCTAATAAAGACGGTGAATGGAATGGTGAAATAGATTTATCTATTATGGCTATGCCTGATAACCCATTAACAGACGATGATTACTGGCAGATAATGCACTTTTGTAAAATGCTATGTGCTACTGTTCCTGTCATGGAAGAAGTAGAAGAAATGCGTGATTTAGTAAATAATTATGTTGTAGATGTTATTGACAACGACTTGGATATTGAGGTACAACTAGAGGATGATACCAAAGATGTTCAGAAGACTTACGATGGCAACATTGTTCGTCTTGACTTTAACACTAAAACAGGAGGGTCAGCGTAATGGACCATATAGGACATGAAGAATTTATGAGACAGATGGCTAAACAACAAGAGGATGCCTTTCAGAAGTCTGCCAAAGAAGTATATGGTGATGTTGATATGGTAAACAAACCACCTCACTACAATCAGGCTGGTGTAGAATGCATTGACGCATTACGTGCCGCATTGGGTGAGGGCTTTGAGTATTACTTACAAGGTAACGTAATGAAATACTTATGGCGATACCGTTACAAGAATGGTACACAAGACTTAGAGAAAGCTATGTGGTATCTTGATGCCTTAACAACGGAAGTAGAGGGGTTGTATAATGATTAGAGTTAAAGTCTTTCTGACTATATCAGTTGACCCAGAAGAATATCCCGTACCTGCAGATGGTCAGGTCGGGGCAGAAATCGAAGAAGCCATAGAGGAATACTTCTATGACATTGACGGTGCTAATATCAAATCAATTAAAACAATAACGGAGTGACACAGACATGCTAAGTAATCATTTACCAACAGACTACCAGAACTTCATAGCGTTATCACGTTATGCAAGATGGAAAGAAGACGAACAAAGACGTGAGACATGGGGTGAGACAGTTTCACGATACTTTGATTACATGACTACACACCTCAAGAAAAACCATAGCTACAAGCTAGAAACTAAGTTACGTAACGAACTAGAGGAAGCAGTACTGAACCAAGACATCATGCCTAGCATGAGAGCCTTGATGACATCTGGCCCTGCACTAGACCGTTGCCATGTAGGTGCATTCAACTGTTCCTATCTAGCAGTAGATACACCACGTGCATTTGATGAGACTATGTACATCCTAATGTGTGGCACTGGCGTTGGCTTCAGCGTAGAGCGTCATAGCATTGAGAAGCTACCCATTGTTAATGAAGCAATGCATGAGACAGATACAGTAATCAAGGTAGGTGATAGCAGACCCGGATGGGCTGGTGCCTTACGTGAGTTAATCTCTCTGTTGTATGCTGGTCAGATACCTAAGTGGGATATGTCTGCTGTACGCCCTGCTGGTGAACGACTGAAGACATTTGGTGGACGTGCCTCTGGCCCAGCACCATTAGAAGAGTTGTTTCAGTTTGTCATACAGAAGTTCAAGGGTGCGGCAGGACGTAGGCTATATCCTATTGAGTGTCACGACATCATGTGTAAGATTGGTGAAGTTGTAGTTGTCGGTGGCGTACGCCGTTCAGCACTCATCAGCTTGTCTAATCTTAATGATGACCAGATGGCACATGCTAAGTCAGGTATGTGGTGGGAGAATGAAGGTCAACGTGCATTGGCTAATAACTCTGTAGCGTACAAGACTAAGCCTGAGATGGGTACATTCATGCGTGAATGGGTGTCACTGTACGAGAGTAAGTCTGGTGAGCGTGGTATCTTCAACCGTGAATCTGCTAAGAAGCAAGCGGCTAAGAATGGTAGACGTGATACAGAACATGACTTCGGTTGTAACCCTTGTAGTGAAATCATCTTACGTCCTTACCAGTTCTGTAACTTGTCAGAGGTAGTAGCACGTGCAGGTGATACAGAACAGTCACTAGCTACTAAGGTAGGCTTGGCTACAATCTTGGGTACATTCCAATCTACTCTGACAGACTTCAAATACCTGCGTAAGGTATGGCAGAAGAACACAGAGGAAGAGAGGTTGTTGGGTGTATCACTAACAGGCATCATGGACAATGAGATGCTGTCAGGTAACAGTGCTACACTGGGCAAGAACATTGGTGCTACACTTGAACTGCTACGTGAGGTAGCTGTACAGACTAACAAGGGTATGGCTAAGAAGCTAGGTATCCCACAGTCTACAGCAATCACTTGTGTCAAGCCTTCTGGTACTGTTAGTCAATTAGTTGACAGTGCATCTGGCATTCATGCTAGACATAACCCACACTACATTCGTACTGTTCGTGGCGATAACAAAGACCCACTTACACAGTTCTTGATTAGTGAAGGTATCCCAGCAGAGCCTGACGTAATGAAGCCTGACAGCACTACAGTGTTCAGCTTCCCAATGAAGTCACCTAATGCTGCGGTAACACGTACTGAGATGACAGCCATTGAACAGCTTGACTTGTGGCTACTGTACCAGCGTCACTGGTGTGAACACAAACCGTCAGTCACTATCTCTGTCAAGGAGAATGAGTGGATGTCAGTAGGGTCATGGGTGTACGAACACTTCGATGAGGTGTCAGGCATCAGCTTCCTACCATTCAGTGACCACACATACGCACAAGCACCTTACCAAGACTGTACTAAGGAAGAGTACGAAGAGATGCTTGCTACGATGCCGAAGGCAGTGAACTGGAACAAGCTGAGTGACTTTGAGAAGGAAGACACTACGTCAGGTGGACGTGAGTTAGCGTGTACAGCAGGTGTTTGTGAAGTTGTTGACTTGACAGCGGCATGATGGATGGTGTAGATTGGCCTACATGGTGGCAGTGGTGGTTACTAATCGCCATCACTGTCAACACCACTATAAATATTGTAGTGTTCTTTAGACACAGATTTAAACAGAGAAGAGGAGAATAGATATGGAAGAACAGAATAAGGTAACACTAAACGGTAAGGAGTACGACTTCCTTGAACTGGAAGATAACGAACAGTACTTCGTCAATCAACTACGTGACATCAAGTCTCGCATTGTACAGGCTAAGTTTAACCTAGACCAATTGGTTATGGCTGAGAATGCCTTTACATCAGCCTTGATTACATCTGTAGAGAGTGAGAAAGAAACAGATGAAGGTTGATTTAATTGACAGCATGGGTAGTGACCTCACGGTAGTCAATGCAGCGAGGGTGTCCTTTGATAAGACATCCTCAACGCTTGACGAGAAAGACATTAAGCTAATTAACTATCTAGCTAGACACAATCACTGGTCGCCTTTCAGTCACTGCTTCTTGCAGTTCCGTGTTAAGGCACCTATCTTTATTGCAAGGCAGTTAGCCAAGCATCAGGTAGGCTTGTCATGGAATGAGGTGTCACGTAGATACGTAGACAGTGAACCAGAGTTTTATGAACCAGAGACATGGAGAGGTAAGCCAGAGAATGTGAAGCAGGGTAGTGATGGAGAAGCTAAGTCACAATACTTCCCTAACTTGTACGTAGGAGATGTTACGCAGTTAGCACTTACTAACTACAACAAAATGATTACCCAAGGCGTAGCACCAGAGATGGCACGTATGATACTGCCACAGAATATGTACACTGAGTGGTACTGGTCAGGTAGCTTGTATGCTTTTTCAAGAGTATGCCAGTTAAGGCTTGACAAGACATCACAGATTGAGGTACAACAAGTAGCTAGGCAAATATCAGCCTACTGCACAACCCAGTTCCCACACAGTTGGAACGCACTAATGAAGGAGACCCGACATGGATGACACAACAATTGATTTAACAAAGTACAGCAGAACAGAGCCAGTTTTCAAAGATGGTAAATACTGGTACCCCGAAACAGAAGGTGGTTACAGTGCATCAATGGAAGCACACATTCGCAAGAATACTACACGGATGTTTGTTAACGGCAAGTACATACCTAAGTCTCACCCACTACATAAGCCGGGTCGTTACAAGTCTTTAGATGACGTGTGGTCACATGAGAAGATTGAAAGCACTAGAGAAGGTGACATCTACGTGATTGTTAATGATGCATGGCCTGACTGGGTTAAAGTTGGTAAGGCAAGCATGGCAGAAGACAGACTTAACACATACCAAACGTCTTCACCATTCCGTGACTACTCAATCATTGCTACTGTTGCTGTAGAGAACAGACACGAACAAGAGAGAGAAATGCATCGTGTGTTTGAACACTTCTCAGATGATAGCCGTGGTGAATGGTTTAAGATTGACAGAGTTACTGCAATCAAGATTTTTAATTTGAAGGTACAGGAGATTCAAGATGCGGCGTAACGGCTTAACTAAGTACGATGCACCACTGAAGATACAGTACCAATGGGGATACGAAGCATTTATGAAAGGTAAATGCGCTAGGTCAAAAGATGGTAAGGTCTTCATAGTCCATAGTGGAATGGATGAGAATACAATGCAGCATCGTGAGTGGCTTAGAGGGTACAATGATGCGTACTACTCAAGCCTGAAAGGAGTTACTAATAATGAACAGGTTGCAGCAAGAAGCTAATCAATGGATAATGGAGAAACACGCAATGGATTTTAACAAATACCAAGAGACAGCAGTAGAGACTGCAATCTACCCATCAACACATCGCATACTGTACCCAGCTTTGGGCATGGCAGGTGAAGCAGGAGAAGTAGCAAACAAGGTCAAGAAGATTATCAGAGATGGCCCAGAGAATATGCCAGATGATTGGAAGGACCAGATAGCCAGTGAGATAGGAGATGTACTGTGGTACTGTGCCGCACTCTCCAATGACATAGGCATACCACTAGCACTGATAGCCGCACAGAACAGAGATAAACTGTTGGCTAGAAAGCAAAAAGGAACCATTCAAGGTTCCGGTGACAAGCGATAAACATAAAAAGAGGGGGCTTAATTGCCCCCTTTATTTGTTTGTTATCTAACCCCTAGTTTCTGGAAGAACTTTCCATATTCTACAAGCTGTTCATAGTCATAAGGTGCATCCTCTGTGGGTTCACCAAACACTTCGTGATACCTAGCTATAGCACGTTTCTGCGCTACAGGTCTTAGCTTATTAAAGGCAACACGTTCCATAGGGTCGAAGCCATAACGCTCTTTACCTGATAGGTTTGAACGCAACCTAACTACATCCATAATGTCAGACTTGTACTCCTGAATTACAGAACGAATAAACTCTTTCTGTTCATCTGGTCCTAAGTCTTTGTACTCATCACTGTTCTTCAATACAGGTACAATAAAGTCAGTAGTATACTCACCCATCATAGCATTAATCATCTGGTCAGCTTCAGGTACACCTGTCTTTGATGTAAGAATTTTACGATTAATCTTCAGACGGGCTAACTCATCCTCAAAGAAGTTACGTCTTTCATTTAGTAATATACCGTAGGTCTGCCGTAGTATAGGTGTATTTCTACGAAGAGGTGCATCACGTGTAGGTGACTCGTAAATCTCACCCGGTTTTGTACCAATTGATTCAGCTAACATTTCTTGTATAGCAAAATTCATAGGAAGACGTGCGATAGACTTATTGATAATCAAGCTAGTAATGTCATCTGACATGTCCATCTGACGAACAATACGTTCATCATCAGGTGCTAGAAAAGTGTTATACATATCCTGACCAGCAGTCAACGGTATAGCAAATGTACTTACTGCGTTAGCCACAAAGTTACCACCAATCTTTTTAGCTTTGTCCATAGGGTCCATATCACCACCAAGTGCATCACCAAGTGCGCTATCTAATGCATATATACCAAAGCCAGCACGGAATTGTGTACCAGACAAGGCTTGAATAGCATCCGTTATGAAGCTACTATCCCCCATAACAGGGTCACCTTCAACGCCTCTACGTGCCATTTCTGCTACGAATAAGAATGGTGCGGCAGGAAAGAATGGACGTAAATCAAACACTTTACCATCATCCATTTTATATTCCCACCAGTTCTCACCAGCGTTTTCACTTTGACGAAATGCATAAGCCGCAGAATATAGGGCAACACCTGTTAAC